AAGACTTCCGTGCAAGTGGTGGTGTGATGAATCATGAAACAATTGAAAGTATCAGTAAGAGAAGAAAACCATTTACAGTAGACTATACAGGTTTCGGTTGGTTATTAATTAAGAAAGGAGTCTTTGAGCATGACGAAATGAAGTATCCGTGGTTCGCACCCAAGATGCAAGTATTTGAATCTGGCGAAGTACAGGATATGTGTGGCGAAGACGTATCTTTCTGTCTTGATGCCAAAGAAGCAGGATTTGAAATCTGGTGTGATCCTCGTGTACGTGTCGGGCATGAGAAGACCAGAGTGATTTAATGGATCGATATTACGTCACTATTGATGGAAGAGGTGGTTTCGATGACCTATCAGAGAGTCAATACTTTGATCTGATGAACGACTTGGCAATCGAATTCTACCGCACAGGTTTTCCAAGACCTGATCAAATACACACAGAAATTAAAAAGGAGAATTATGGCCACTAGATTTGCAATGACAGGTACGACCATTGAGTCAAAACCGAAAAAAACTCGTCAGGGTCGGGGAAAACACTCGAAATACTCGGCAACGTCCCGTAACTCGGCTCGTAAAAGATACAGAGGGCAGGGAAAATGAACTGTTGGCACTGCGGAACTCAATTGATATGGGGTGCCGACCACGATATGGAAGATATCAATGATGGAGAGGAGTCAGAATATGACTTCTTTTCTAATTTTACCTGTCCGAAGTGTCAGGCATATGTCGAAGTTTATCATCACGTTTAAATGGCTTGTTTAATTGCGAACCTACCTTCTTATGAGGTATGGGTAAGAAAAGAATATTTAACCGATCACAAGAGTGGTCATGGCGAATTTGTCAAAGGAGTCTGGGTATCAGCGAAAAGTATACCTGGTCGGGCATTTTATTTTGAGACTTATCTCCCAGATTATGCTGCAATGTTTGATAAACTGCCGATTTCAGCGTTTTGCTCGGATCCAGAGACACCAAAACCTGATATGACGCTTCATAATCTTCAATTTTGGAACTGTATGGACTACGGAGTGGTCGCAGTACAGAAACAATTCATCGGTTCGATGCATTATGAGGTCATGACAAGAGACTTTGGTACTCAAACAGGCACTTATATCTGCACTTTAGACAATTATCACCAAGATGTAGACTCAATTGACTACTCAACGAGTGAACAACCTGCCGAACATAAGTCTCATAACCTACTTGAACTCGATAATGGGCAATTTTGTCTCTATCCGAACAACAGAATGAGAATTTACGACAACAGTATCACTCCAGAAGTGCCAAAAACACCCGATTTTAAGGTTTCAACAGTTTATTATCAGGTTGAGAACGGTCATGATCGTGATGGATTGGGTTCAGAGGAGAATTATTTCTGGAAAACAGCAAAAGAACGCAAAACAGGCAACATTGACATGAATGTAGGTGCTGGAAACACCGCTTTTGACATAAATTTAGGGTAAAAATAATTTTTAGTAAAAACTGTCATAAATAAAACAAGAAAACTCATGTTCTAATGGCAGTTACACGAATATCTCAAGCATTTAAGGATATTAGTCTGTCTTTTGACCCTCATCCAGTGACAAAAGACCTTACTGTAATCAAAAATGAGAACGCAATCAAGCGTTCGATACGGAATTTAGTGCAAACTATTCCTACAGAGAGGTTTTTTCAACCAATTATCGGTTCTGGAGTCCGAGAGAGTCTTTTTGACTTCGTAGATTTCGGTACTGCATCGGTAATTCAGAAAGAAATCGAAACTGTGATCGAAAACTTTGAACCAAGAGTCGATAATGTCAATATTGAGGCAATTGCACGTCCAGATGACAATGAATTCGAGGTAAAAGTGTTTTTTGACATTGTTGGAACCGAGTTAGTAACACAAGAATTCACATTTATGCTGGAAGCAACAAGGTAAATGCCTTTTACAAAATTTACAAACCTAGATTTTGATCAAATTAAGACTTCGATCAAAGATTATATCCGTTCAAATTCAGATTTTACTGATTTTGACTTTGAAGGGTCGAATTTTTCCGTTTTAATCGACACATTAGCATATAATACGTATATAACTGCTGTAAACTCAAATATGGTCGTAAATGAGTCATTTTTAGACTCTGCTGTATTGAGAGAAAACGTAGTTTCACTTGCAAGAAACATTGGTTACGTACCACGCTCCAGAACCGCTGCAAGAGCACAAATATCATTTCCAGTATCAATCAATACCACTACATATGACACCTCTTCACTGACCTTAAAGGCAGGTCTAGTGTGTTTGGCGAGTTCTGCCGAAGATTCCTTCACTTTTTCAATTTCTGAAGATATTACAACTACTGTAAATAATGGAGTTGCGACTTTTGGTACTTTAGATGATCCTATCACTGTTTATCAAGGAACTTATGTACAACAATTGTTTATAGTTGATGGATCTCTTGATCAAAGGTTCATAATTGATAATTCTTTCGTAGATAGTTCTACAATTGTTGCATATGTCAAAGGTCCTTCTGATGATGCACCTGGTTTGCAGTATTCAAAGGTAGATAACATCGTAGGAGTCACGGGAACATCACTAACATACTTAATTCAAGAAGTTCAAGACCAAAAATATGAATTATTATTTGGAGATGGTGTTTTTGGTAAAAAATTAGAAAATGGAACAGAAATAACTGTAGGATATATTATAACTGATGGGAGAGAAGGTAACGGACCTTCAAACTTTACATATTCTGGAACTGTATTAGATACTTTAAAAAATATCATTCCTCCAACTGCATTACCAAACATAGCAACCGTTTCAAAGGCAGCAAATGGTGGTGATATCGAATCAATTGACTCTGTTAAGTATTTTGCACCTAGATTATACTCCGCACAGTATAGAGCAGTTACAGGAAGAGACTATGAAGCAATAATTCAAAATATTTACCCAAATACTGAAAGTGTTTCTGTGGTTGGTGGTGAAGAATTAGATCCACCAGAATTTGGAACTGTCTTAATTACGATTAAACCAAAAAATGGTGATTATGTGTCAGATTTTGATAAACAACTCATTTTAGCAGATTTAAAGAACTACTCACTTGCAGGAATCAATCAAAAGATACTTGATCTTAAATTACTTTATGTTGAACTTGATTCTTTTGTTTATTTTGATGCATCAAAGGTCAGTAATGTAAATGCACTCAAAACAAGAATTATAGAGGGTCTTACAACATACTCTAAATCAACCGATGTTAATAAATTTGGTGGTAGATTCAAATATAGTAAGGCATTGAATATTATTGATGATATTGATAATGCAATTACATCAAATATCACAAGAGTTAAGATTAGAAGGAATTTGAGAGCAGTTCTTAACTCATTTGCACAATATGAACTTTGTTTTGGTAATCAATTTAGAATAAACCAAGAAGGTAAGAATATTAAGAGCACTGGATTTACGATTGAAGGTGAAAATGAAATAGTCTATATTACTGATATTCCAAATAAGGATAACAATGGAAATCTAGATGGATCTGGTCTAGGTGTGATATCAATCGTAAGAGAAGATTCACTACGAAATACTGTGGTTGTTGTTAAATCAGCAGGAACAGTCGATTACATACACGGAGAGATAATTTTAACTACAGTTAATATTACGTCAACAGTTAAAGAAAATAATGTTATTGAAATTCAAGCATTCCCAGATTCTAATGATGTTGTGGGTTTGAAGGATTTATACCTTGATTTTAGCATCTCAAATACTACGATAAATATGGTTAAGGATACCATTACATCAGGTGAGCAAATATCAGGTGTTGGTTTCAAAGTTACATCAAGTTACTCGAACGGAGAATTAACAAGGTAATATGATCGGTACTGGAATTGATGCACGGGTACAAATACAGCAGTTAATTGAAAATCAACTTCCCGAATTTCTTTTAACGGAGAATCCAAAAGCATCAGACTTTTTAAAACAGTATTATATTTCACAGGAACACAGAGGTGGTCCAACTGATCTTGTCGATAATTTAGATCAGTATTTAAAATTAGATAACTTAACACCAGAGGTAATTGTTGGTGTTACTGATTTAACTGTAGGTATTGGCACAACTGCTGCTGTTGATACTGTTAGTGTAACAAGTACAAAGGGATTTCCTGAAAAGTATGGTCTATTTAAGATTAATGATGAGATATTTACATATTCTGGATTAACAACTAATACATTTACTGGTGTTACTCGTGGTTTTAGTGGTATTACAACATATCGTGCCGATAATGCACCTAAAGAATTAGTATTTACAACCACAACTCCTGCTGTTCATGATAACAGTTCATCTGTTGTAAATTTAAGTGCATACTTTTTAAAAGAGTTTTACAAAAAAATTAAATTTACATTTACACCAGGTTTA